AGCCGCGTCGAGGATTACGAAGCGCTGCTGCCGTGGAACTGCTCGCCAGCTTCTGCCTCTGCTTCCTGAAAAAACCCGTCCGCCAGGACGGGGTTTATGGAGCGGTTACGTCATCATGGGGGTGTATTCAAGAACCGATGCGGCCATGCTTTTCTCCAGGTAATAAAAAACCGCCCGAAGGCGGTTTGCTTTGATTCCTTTATCAGAGGCAGTCGACCACCGGCCTCTTCCACCCAGACGTCCCGAGCCTCGTAGCAGGGAAATACGCCTCGACGATCGATCCGCCTGAAGTGGACGAGACATTCGCCAGCGAAATCACGCCGTAGTACGTCGCGGAGGCGGCGATCTTGTAACCCGAGTCAGTTTCAATTGAAGTGGTTGCCGGATTCATGGCAAGCCATTTCGGAGCTAGGCACCGTGCGTATTCTTGGGGTGTTTTTATCGTTTCCGACACGAAATCGGGGCCATCCGCTTCGCGACCAGCTACGGTGCACCCGGCAAGAACCATAACCATCGCTGCAAAAATCAACTTCCGCATGCTACACCTTCCAATCTTGCTACTACCGTCACCTGATTCTTGTGAGCCTGAGACTGCCGTCAGAAGGGAGCAGGATGCGATAAGCGGCGCTTGAGCCAGATTTAAGTTCTAGGTCTTGTGAGGTGGCTATGTTTGGGCATAGGCCGCCGCCAGTTTCGAGCCGGAAGAAATACGAACCCGGCTCCAGCGATAGTGTGACTCCCTCGCCCTGGCGAATCGCGAAAGCTTTGCGGTTATTGACGTAAAGATCGTGGCTGCATCCAGACCCGAAGTAGCCAGAGTCACGCAGAAACACAACCTCAGCCCGCCCACCAGCAGCAGGCCCGACGATATCGGATGCGTAGATTCGATCGCGTGGAATCGGCTTCGCTTCGCCCTCCGAAACAGGAGAGGTAGAACACCCCGCCAGGACCAAAATCGATAACAAGATCAGCGCGCGCATGTTTTCTCCTTTTCAATGGGCTTCGGTGAAAGCATCCGCATGATGCCGCCAGCCCTCAAGGCTGCGCCAGGCTCGCTAACCATGATTATTCCAATCGAGCAGGTCCGGAATAATCCACCGATCATCCCCAATACGAACAAATCCATCTTTCACCTCCAGCACTGTGACCTTTTCTCCGATCGTCACTTTTCCATTCACCTTGGCGTTTATGCCGGGCGAATCAGATGTGACCACCTCCGAGCGGGCCGGTCTGGAGATGGCTCCGACTGCGGGAAGCCTTGCAGCCGCCTCGCCAAAGGCGATCTGCTCAGACTTGCGGCGAGACTCCAGTTGTGCATTTTTCGCCTGAATGAAACCCTCGTCGCATCTTTCCAACCAATAAGGCTTGTCAAAATAGGTCTTGCCATCAGGGCCTTTCTCGGCAAGGCGCCCCTCTTCGATCTGTACGTCAGATACCGATATAGAACCCTCAGCCGAATACTTAAGGTTGGCTGAAAATCGTTGGTATCCCGTATATCCTCCGAATGAGTTCTTCGAGTTTACGTACCCACAGATGTGCCCATATCCCGGCGATCCGGTGCTAAAAACTCCTTTAAACGTCGCCGACTGCGCATCCTTTAGCGTCGAGGCAATCATCTTTTGTGCTTCGCTCAGCGCCATTTCTTCCGTCATCTCGCAGCCGCTTAGGCTTACGGAAAGCACAATCGCAATCCAGGTCCTCTTCACAGGGATTCTCTCCATGAAAAGCCTGGAATATACCAAACCGCCATCAGCCTGCCACTGTCCGCCTGTACAGCATTGACGCCCGCCCAACCTTCGCGCATTCTTCGTCTGCCGCTGCCAATTCAGCGGTCGGGTTTGGTCGCCCGGATAGACGAAGGCGCACGACGCCTAGATGGCGTTTTTTTGTGCCCGCTTTGTGGCGGGCCGTGCGTGGGAGGGCTTCGGCCCTGCCGGGTTCCTTTGTCCCCGGTCGACCAACCCGCGTACGGTTCGCCTCCCACTTGCTTGGTCGCAACGGTGGCGAACCCTAACTGACAAAGGGTGACCATTATGCAAGCAACCGCTCAAGTAATTCCGTTCCGTTTCGAAGCTCGTGAAGTCCGCACCATGCTGATTGATGATCAGCCGTGGTTCGTTGCCGCTGACGTAGCGTCAGCTCTCCAGTACCTGACAGCCAAGGACATGGCTCGCAATTTGGACGACGACGAAAAGGGTAGGCAGATTGTGCCCACCCCTGGTGGCGAGCAAGAAATGACTGTCATCAACGAGTCCGGCCTCTACTCCGCCATCCTTCGCAGCCGCAAGGCCGAAGCCAAGCGTTTCAAGAAGTGGGTCACCGCTGAAGTCCTGCCGGCGATCCGCAAGCATGGTCGCTACGAAGACCGAAATGGCACCATGGGTACGCTGATCGGACAGACCATCGGCACCGACGGCTTCCATTGCCTGGCCGCTGTTCTGGATGGCAAGGTTCGCCATTTGCCCGCACCGGCTCGTCGGGGTGCGAAGAACCACATCTGGTCGCAGGTGCATAAGGCGTTCAGCGTCGTGACCGCCGAGGACATTCCAGCGGCTCAGTTGGATAGCGCCAGGAACTTCATCGCCGCTTACCATGTGCAAGAGGGCGAGTGGCTACCGAAGGAAAAGCCAGGCGGAACCCTGCTGACGGATATGCAGCTATACGACGTCTACTTCGTTTGCAGTCACTTCAAAGCGCTGTGCGACATCTTCAATAACTACAAGCTCTACTCGCACTTTAGCGGGATAGGAAGCCCCGTCGGCGCCCAGATGATCGACCACGTTCGGGACGGCTTCATGGGATACCACAAACTTCAAGAGCTAGCGCCTGAGTTTGTGGCGGTTCAGAAGCGCCTTCGCATGAACGAATACCGAACAGCCTGATTGCTCGCGAAACCCGAGCCCAGAACTCTGGGTTCGGGCCCGCAAAACCGCCAGCGCAGAAACCCGCCGACTTGATACAAGCAACCCCTCACGTAGAGGGGCTTTCAGGAGGAGCGCCTCAACCGCGACCAGTGCACCCCGGCTGACTGGCATCGATGATCAGATTGCCCTCGGCGCGCATGCCTATCTTGCCAAACAGGAACGAATGATTGAGCTGACTGATAACCAGATCGCTCAGACCCACTGCGCACTTGTCCTTTTCGATAGCCTTGTCGATCGCAGTCTTCATATTGGGAATGCCTAGCGGGACCAGGATTACGGGATACGAATCCTCTCCGATTACTCTCGGACCCTTCACGAATTTAGCGGCGTTGAGGTTGTAGTTTTTGGTACTACCGACAGTCATGTCAGCTACGCGAACGGTACAGCCGGACGCGATTACGGCGCCTAGGATGATAATCAATGCTGTTTTCTTCATGGTTCCCTCCCGTTTAAAGGGGCGGGAATGTATCAGAACGCCATCAAGCCAAGCCAGCACGAAAACTGTAGCTAGAACATGCTGGTACCAAGCATCCCAGGGCCTGGCCTCTGGACCGGAATGCTCGCGAAGTCGGCTATGGGATAGAAGCTGGTCACTTGAGTCATGGCCATCTCCTTTGTTTTGGGCTTGTTGCGCGAATCCAGCGTCACCAAAAGGTCAGCCTTGATAGCCATCGCAGACGCGATGTGAATGGCGTCGGGAGGACTCAGTTTGTAGTTTTCCTGATCGCTCGCCTTGCCAGTCTGATAGCAATGGCGCCTAAGCAGCGCCGCACGCCTGGCCAGGTTTTCACTCAAGCTGATGACCTGAAAATTTGATCGCCGGATCATTCCCTCGAAGAGTGTCTTCGCCTCGTCACTCAAGGGAAATGAGAGGACTTCAGTGATGCCAACGGTGGACATCGCCAAGACGATATCGCCTCGGTCGAAGGCACCAGCTTGCGAATTGAGCGCGTCGAGCACGCCCTGGCCGTGATTATCTTCACCGATGATCAATGCCAAAAACGCTGAAGTATCCCGGTAGACGACGTGCTTACCAGCCACCGCGAAGCTCCCTCAAATAATCGATCGAGCTTTGGCCTTCGGTGGCCTCGGGCTCAATTCCCTTTAGGCTTTGTAGAGTGGGTAACTCAGCATCCTTCTTATGGACATCAATAGAGGCGACACGCACCTCATATGGCCAGAAGCTGTCTTCGTAATAGTGAAGCTCGCCCTCAATGGTCGCAGTATTCTCAACGGCTGCAGCTGCTTCATGGATGAGATTGGCGCCGAAGACGCACTTCACCTCTACCCCACCAATAGGCGGAATGACCTTGAAGTACATCTGCTTGCTCACGCCTGAGTAGCGCTTCACCACTCCAGTGACGCTGCCGATTTCTACTCGGGTAAGTGGAAGGGCTTTCTCGAGCTCATCAAGTACCTTCTGATCAAGCGCGACCGCCGGCAGGCCGGCTCCATCGATCCACAGCCTTGAGAATCGATCACCAAGCCCAGCCACAAGCTTCCGAAGGTGACCTACCAGCTTCGCCCTGTCAGAGGTCACTTCTACCTTCCCGGCGCGAAGAGCGCTGAGATAGGTGGAAAACTCTCGGAGAACCTCAATGGGACTTACCCCATTCTCAGAAACAGAATGAGCCCGCACCCCTATCATCGCTGGGCTGCTATGAGTCAGTTCAGACACAAGGAAGTCGACAGTGCCAGAGCCTTCACCCGATATCAGGTGCTCGGTCTCGGCTAAAGCAGCCTTTAGGGCGGACAGCTTATCGATGAAGGTGCCAAGCCGAACATCGCCTTCCAGGCTGTCGATGCCTTCCATGTGCAGCCGGAGCACATTGTCCGAGCCGTTACCGTTTTGGTTCGAGGCGTTCATGGCGAAATACTATCTCAGGGACACTGGTTCCGCTATGACAACGACAAGGGTGAGAATACTGTTTTTTTGTACACACCAATTGGTTCGCCTGCCGAGCGGATGAATCACAACGCCAGCACGAAAACCCAGCCTGAGCTGGGTTTGAGTTTCGCAATCTATTACTTGCCCGAGCGCCGCTTCAGGAACGTAGTGACGATTGCCACCAACACACCGCCACCCAAGACTGATGCCGTTATCTCTCTGCCGGCGATGGCAAGGCCAACACTACACCCAAGGAACAGCAGAACGATGGTAAACGCCATCCACTGCCCGCGCCTGGCTTCTTCATTCGCACAATCAGATGCGCGGGCGCCAGCCTCGACCGCGAGAGCATTCGCCTCAGCTAGGCGCTGATTGGCTTTGTCGGTGATGGTCTCACTTTCATGTCGGCGGCGCTGGTTCTCTTCCGCCATCGTCAGGATGCGGTCGGCCGCGCCTGGAAGTATCTGATCATAGCGCTGGAATTCCTGGGCGCTTGGGATTGGCCCAGCAACAGTATGCTGCGTCGCTATGATGCTTTGGCGAGATGTATCCTGGCGGGCGTGCGGCTGGACGTTAGGCTTTTTTGCCATACTGCTCCAGCGCCAAGCGCATATCATCGCCAACTGCGATGAAATCCTTTCTCATCGACTCCGTATCGCTGGAGCTGGAGCTCGGCGAGACGTACTCCTCGATCAGGCGAGGGCTCGGGCGGCGGACTGGACGAATGTCGAATATCGAAGAAAAGGCCTTGCGCAGAGATGCAGGCTTTACGGCCACACTTATCATCAGCTTACCTCCTTTCTGAATCGACAATGGCGGGGGCGATTTACGCTTTACCGTAAACCGTTACTCAATTATGAGCATCCGACCGGATTCGGCGCAAGGCGTTGCAGCAATCTGTTGCCCGAGCGGCGTTATCACTGTGCAGGCATCCAGCCTGGCCAGATCAACAGCTACCGGCCGCCTCGGCGCCGTAGTAGCGTCTTGCCTCCACCAACCGGCCCCGGCCAATGCGTGAGACCCATGGACGGGGCGATAGGACCTAGGAGGTCAAGATGCTTGGCAAACCAGATGCTGTGTACCTTTTCCAAGGTGACCCAGGAAGCCTTCTCGATGCTCTGGGCGAATCGATGCAGGCTTCGCCGCGAGTGGTCGGCGAGAATCTCTATATGTTCGGCTCGAGCCTCGCTCTAGCCGACATCGAAGAGCGGCTGACTCGCCCTGACAACAACTTCGTCCTGATCGCAGTCAGGGACTATGCGGCGGTCGGATTAGGGACGCCCCTCATGGGTGCGCTGTTCGAGATGTTCTAAGAGGGACGATGCTTCCCAGACCTGAAGAGCACTTTCCCACCCCGCACCTCAATTGAGGCACCTTCGGAAAGATGATACGGGCCGCTGAGCACGCACTCGGCGCGCCCGTCCTGCACATCCACATCAATAGGATCCCTGGCGGGAACGTCACCGATGCGTCGGCGCCAGATGATCTTCGGGCTGTACGGGTCTGCAGGCTGTACGGGTTTGGGATCGAGCATGGCGGTAAACCCGCCAGCCTCCATGGAGTGACCGACACTCGACAGCGCTTCCGCCAGTTCCGTCTCGCCGCCACGGTTGAGTCGACCTGCTTCAACCATGACCTGGCTTTGCGCGGATTGCTCTGCCTCCAGGCCGCCCATGCCTGCTTGGAGGTCAAGCACCTTGGCCTCCAGGGCTTTCAAGCGATCTTCCAGTGACGCTGAATGACCCGGCTTCGGATCGCCGCCTACTCCAAGGTCGAGGCCGGTCATGATCACTCTGCCATCCGGCAGGCTTGCGGTCTTGATAGTGATATCCATGATTCCTCCTGCGGCCATGCCGCTCAGTTTTGTGAATCCCGATGCCGCAGCACCATCCGCACGCGGTCCAGCCAAGGCCCGCCGAACACGATGATCTCGCTTGGGCGTCCATATAGGTGGTGAAGCAGGAACGGCCCGGGCCCGAACACCTGCGAATCCTCGCCCGGCAGCGTCGGATCGGCGCCCAGGAAGATACCGGCATGGTTGTCCTGCGCAGTCCGACCGACGCGCATCACGATCAGATCGCCGCGCTGAGGTCGGTCTACCTGAACGAATCCAGCCTCCTCAAAATGCTGGCGGTAATGATCGGGGCCGTCTTCGCGCTCCCACCATCCGTCCTCGCGCTCGTAGCTCGCGAACTCCAGGCCCCATTCACGCTGGTACCAGTCGGCGCAGACTTGCCAGCAATCCTGCACGCCGTGGACGAACGCGCGACCGAGCAGTGGCACATGGTCGACTGGCTGCAGCTCCCGCAGATCGCCCTCTGGCCAGCTCAAGATGTACCACGGCAGCCGGGAGGCGTTGCACATGGCCACGTCGGCTGCGCTCGGGCGGCTGGTGGCGTCCGGATGGCTATGCACCACCCCGATGATTTCGCCCAGGTCTTCAGCGTCGGCATAGGCCTCCGGCGCGATGCGGAACTCTTCGTTCGGATCGGTCGCGGTGTTCTCGCAGGCGATATACCGGTGACTGCGCCCGATGCGCACCACCAGGCCGCAGCTTTCTTTCGGGTAGCAGGACGCCGCGTGCTCACGAACGGCGCGCTCGATGTGCTTTCGCATTGTCAGCTCCGGGCGATGATCGAAACGGCAGGGAATCCACCGAAGGGAAGCTGATTGCCCTCGCCGAAGCGAGGAATGCAGCCTGTTCCGAGACAGCCATCGCATTCATCTTTCGCCGGATCGTCGGTGGGATTTCCGTCGATGTCGTAGTACGGGCCGGTGTAGCCGCAGTTCGGCCCGCGGTAGCCGCCGGTCATCGCTTCGTGACAAAGGGTCGTCATCTGCCTTCCAATCTGCTCGCCGCCCACATCGCCAGGTGACGCCAGCTCCCAAGCAACCAGCTCCCCGTCCTCATTGGTTTTCTGGTCGAGATACCAGACCTCGACCACCTCCTGGGTGGGATCTGCGTCAGGGTTCCCTTCAGGAAAATTCTCCTCGTCCAAGTAGCGGGCCAACGTCGTGCGAACGGAGAGTCGAAACTGCAGAAGGTCCTCGAAGGCAAGACACAGCGCAGTGATGCGACCGTTGACGTTGCCGGCTACGAAGGAAGGACGGGCGGCTTGTCCATCGCTGGCTGCCTCGATGCCTTCGATCTGTACCGGCCAGGCTGCGTATTCTTCGCCATTCCACCAGATTGACTTCGCCGGCAACTGATCGGCATTGGTGCCCGCCGCAGCAAGCTCCTCTGGCGTATGCGGGATCGCATGGCCATGGAAGCGCACGACGTCGCCGCCGAAGTCGCTGCCGTCCAGTTCAAACAAGATGATTTCGGACCCAGGCTCAAGAGTCTGGATATCACGGACAAGGCTCATGGATGGAATGCTCGCTCGAAGGTTGCACTGACTGTTGCAAGGTCGACCGGCTGGCGACGCCATCGATACTCCTTGCAGCGATACAGCCCTAGTTCGCCGTCCGGATTGGTCCAGAGAAACGCCTTGTATCCACCGTGCCGCTTGATGAACGCGCGAATTTCCAGCATCTCATCAAGCGGACCGCCGAACTCTACGTCCCAACTATCGGATTCAGGGTTGAGCCCGTCCCCGGCGACTTGAACATATCCATCCCCTAGCTTCGCCTCGCGTGCGCGCAGCACCACCTCAGCCGCTGGGTCGCCATCCGGCTCCCAGGTGAAAGTCTCAAGTGCCAAGCCTTATCCCCCTCTCGCCTGCCGAAAACTAATTCCACCAGCACGCCATGAATCGGCAATGGCCCTCTCTGCCGCCAGCTTCATCTGGGATTGCATGTTCCGCTGCAGCGCCTGCTGATCAAGCTCCATGCCTTCGTTGCTGCGGTCTTCGATGGTCAACGTAGCTGCCGCCTTTCACTGCGCTGTGCTGGCCGCCTCGACGTTTCCCTGCTCAGCAACCGACTTCGGAGTCGGGCTCAGCAGCGCGCCCAGGAACGGCATAACCTGCGCGGTTACCTCGCCCACCCCTTCACTGAAGATCTTCTCAGGCAGCGCCTCGGCTTCCTCTTCCTTGAGCCTGGCACCTGCTGCGATGACGTGAGCCAGCGCATCGATGCTCAGCAGCCGGACGGAATCGTAGGCCGGGCGCAGCCCGCCGAAACGGCGCTCGATCTTCAACGCCGCCTCAAGCGTCGGTTTCAGGGTGAATTCCCGGCCACCAATGGCGACCACCACGGTACCGTGAAGGACGTCGTTCATGGTTTCGCCCCTTCACGGCTCGGCAGACGCTTGGCGTCCGAGGCCTGCCGCAGCACCTCGTCCTTGTTCATGAAGTCGTCGAAGTGGGGGTTCGCTGCCCTGATCGCCTCCTCGCTGAATGGGTCCAGATCAAGCGGGGCCGTGCACAGCTCGACCTTGTTCCTCGGATCTGCACCGGTCAGTGCGTCATCGATCAACAGGCTCAGCAGATCGGCATCGGTTGGCGCCTGGGTGCTGATGATGATCGATAGCGGGTTTTCTTGTGCTGCCGATGCTGTTTCCAGCGCTTCGTACAGCTGCGAGCGGGGGCCAATAACCTGCCCCAGTTCGTCGTGAATGATCAATGTCGGACTCAGGCCGAACTTCGTCGCAGCATCAGCTGAGAGCGCTTTGTAGAAGGTGCCCAGATCGCCGCACAACAACTCCTTCGCAGTGTCCCGTATGTTCACGTACTGCGACAGGTCTGGGCTCATGCGCACGACCTTTGCAGCCAGCTCGAAAAGGATCGCCGCCTGGTCGCGGGATTGAGCTGCACTGTACAGCTGGGAGTTCGGCCTGGCCTCTGGACCACACAGATGCAGCAGGACGATGAAAGCAGAGAGCGCGGTCTTGGCGTTCTTGCGAGCCATGCTCAGGATGAACACGCGGGTCGGGCTGTCGTAGATCCGCTTGATCCATTTGCGCTGGTGCTTGGTCAGCTTTACGCGCTGGCCAACCAGTTTACCTTCTGGAATGCAGCAGAAGCTCTCAATCCATTCAGCGTTGCGCTCGCCTCTGGTCAGTCGTTTTCGACTTGCCATGGTTTGCGCCCCTTATTGCCCTGGCTCGCCGTATTGGCGGACTTGGCGTTGTACAGACTTTGCTGAGTGAGGCGCATCGAGCGGAGCAAGGCATTGATTGCCCGCGTCTCCCGCTCCATCATTGCGCCGAGCTTATCGAACCGCTTCATGCCCTCGTCGTCCACCAGCCACGCCGGGTCGAACTCTTCCAGTTGCTGAGCGATCAGGTCGGACTGAACCTTGTGCCGGCAGTACTGCACCAGCATCGCGGCATTCTCAGGGCCGAACCAATCTGCGGGCCTGGAGTTGATCACCGATACCCACTCGGCCTTCTGTGCCGGCGTAAGGGTTGACGGTGGAGCCAACCGCGAATCGATTCCCGTTGTGCCCGCGACCTTCAGCGAGGCGACAGACTTTCTGCCTCGTTCGGCCATTTGATTACCTCAGACTATTGAAAATTGTTGCGCTTTATGAAGAAGGAGGGGCCGAACCGGTCTAGCTACCGAAAGCCCTGTACTTTCGACCCACCCTCCCCTCCAGACGATAGAGACAGACTATCGATGCCAGTGACTGCCAGGATCGAGCGGGACCCCTGACGCATCACACCCAGGCAGCACGCCAGTCCGCTCGAACTGCTGTTTCGTGCGGTCATGACAGGGCTTACAGAGGCTGTCGAGGTTGGTCGCATCGAAGAACAGCGACTCATCTCCCTTATGGGGTTTCCGATGGTCAACAACGCTGGCAGCGGTGATCCTTCCGAGTGCGTGGCACAGCTTGCACAACGGCTCTGCCTGTAGCTGATGCCATCTGAGCCGATGCCATGCCTTGGTGTTGTACAGGTGGTGCCAAGGGGAGTTGCTAGCCATCCTTCCTCCTCAGCCACTCGCTCTACCGAACCCCCAGTAGTCGTCGTAGTCGTCCTGCATCACCCCCGCCTCCGCTCTCGCCCATCCCACCCATACGGATGACGCAGGACCTTGGAGAGGTTGCCACCACAGCGCATCAGCGAAGCAGTCAGCACGGCCAGCAGCAGGACCATCGGCCAGGCCTTGACTGGCACCACCAGCTCACCGGCGAGGATGTAGATCACCGTCGCACCGCAGCAGACCATGATCAGCGCGGCCATGATCGAGACATCGCGTCGGAAGGTTGCGTCGCCGCGGCGGTAGGTGAACATCCGCACGAACATCACCAGACTCAGGGCCAGCGTTGCGTAGGTCAGAGACTTATCCATCAATACCACCGTTCGGCGACGCTGATTGGCGGCGCCTCTTGAGTGCTGCCAGGGATACCGTGACCACCATCAGGGATGCGCCGAACGCGGCTGGGGCTGGCAGCGTGAAGGGCTTGATGCCCCACAGCTCGATGCCGGTGATCGCCGGGGCCAGGAGATAGCCCATCACGAACGAGATCAAGAAGTAGGTCAGACGCTCCGGCAGAGGCAGCTCCTTGGCGCTGATGAAGTAGATCACCGAACCACATAACGACCCAACAGCCGCAGCGCTATCCACTCCAGCAAGCAGGCCTGCTATGCCTGCACCAGCCATGCCGGCAGCAAGCACGCCGGTAGATGTTGGCTCGGCCATTCGTGGCTCCAGGAATAAAACGCCCGGGAAGTTCGGGCAAAACAATCGGGCTCCTCGATGCGCATCAGTCCGCTCGGAGCTGGGAAGAAGACACGGGAGCCAGAAACGACGAAGCCCCGACCAGATTGCTCTGTGCCGGGGCTTCATTTGTGGTGCGGTAAATACTTAGTGCGCTAACCGTACACGTGAAGTGTCTTTTCCTGAACGAGCCCCCTGAAACACCGGACATTGTTTCCCCCTTACCATAAGGGATAGGCAAACGGTCGTGTTTATGACTACCAGCAAAGACAGACATATCGAAGTGCTCG